CTGTGCATCGCCATCACGGCGCTGCTGCACATCTGGAAGCATAATAACCTGCTGTCTATCGGCGTCGGCACGGTGCTTTACATGGTGCTGGTGCAAAATGTGTTCGTTTAATCCGTACGCAGGGGCGGATCGGTGTGTCCGCCCTTTTCTTAATAGCGATGCACAGGGTTTTACAATTATTTTCGATAACTTTGCAAAAAGCTGTTGACAATTCGCGCTTCGCATGCTATTATATATAAGTCGCTGAGACAGACGGCTTGACAAAACGCTGGTGTAGCTCAGTTGGTAGAGCAGCTGATTTGTAATCAGCAGGTCGGGGGTTCAAGTCCGTCCACCAGCTCCAATCAAGCTGGTAATTGAATATGGAAGGTTTCCCGAGTGGCCAAAGGGAACAGACTGTAAATCTGTCGTCTATGACTTCGGTGGTTCGAATCCACCACCTTCCACCAAATGCAAGAACGTACCGAAAACGGTGCGTTCTTTTGTTTTATCTGCGTATATTGTTACTGATGGTTTCGATATTACATAATTCCGGTTTGTGGTAAAAGTCCTCACAAGACTCCACGGTGCCTCGAAAAACACGCGGAAAAAGGGAAAATTTAAGGGAACGAAAAATCCTCTCCACATGACATGAAAGTTGGTGTGGAGAGGACTTTTTAGTTAGTACGCCAGCTTCTGCGACGCCCGGCGCTGGTCGTCGGTATTGACGTGCGTATAGATCTCTGTGACCTTAACGGACGAGTGTCCGAGCAGGGTCTGCACGGCACGCAGCTCGGCGCCGCCCTTGATCAGATAGGTGGCATAAGTATGGCGCAGCTTGTGCGGCGACAGGCGGCGCACGGTCAAACCTTTGAAGAAGTTATCGTACTGCCTGCGGAATGAACCGGGCGTCATGTAGCCGCCGCGCACGGCCGGCACGACATAGATGCTCGTTCGGGGCGCGGCACGCAGATGTTCGGCAAGCTGATCGCCGTAGGTGATAACACGGATACGGTCGCTCTTGGTCGTTTCCACAGGTGCAAATTCGCCTTTTGCGACACGGGTTACAACGCGCCGGATCGTGATGGTGCGGTTCTTCTGGTCGATATCGTTCCAGCGCAGACCCATGATCTCCTCGCTGCGGATACCGGTGTACAGCAGAATGGCAATCGCTGTGCCGAACGGACGGTCAAGATGCGCGATAATGTGTGTAAGCTCCTCGGGCTTGTAGACTTCGATGTGCTTGAACGTCGTATCCGGCTTGATCTTGATGCCGTCACACGGATTGCGGCTGCACAGGCCGTTGATAACCGCGCTTTTCATGATCTGGTCAATGGTGATGAAGATGTGGTGTCGGGCGCTCTTGCTGAGGTGGGCGGCATTGCCCATCATGCGCTCGATGTCCGCCTGGTGCAGCTTGCTGAGCTGCATTTTTCCGAGCGCAGGCAGGATATAGTGGTTGAAATACAGTTCGTAATTGGCGTAAGTGCGGTACTTGACCGATTTCTCTTTGCGCTCGAGCCATTCTTGTCCCCAGCCTGCGACGGTCTGCCGGTGCGCCTGCGCTTCCTTGCCGCGCTCGAGAAATTCCTCGTAGGCGGCTTTAGCGAGCGCACGAGTACGCCTGCAGAACGACTTCTGCACATGGCTGCCGTCCGGCATATCGAGCCAGACACGCAGTTCTACACTGCCGTTCGGCTTTTTGCGGAAACTTCCGTTCATAAAAAATAACCCCTTTCTTATCGCATGAAGGTGTGATAAAATAGAGGTACTGATAGGTTTCGCGATTTGTCAGTACCTCATGTCCCGCTCTGGTGTTGGTAGCACCGGGGCGGGATTTTTTTATGCGTTTAATTACCTCGGAATCGAGGCATTTAACATGGTCGAAATCGACCAGTTTAACAATGGATGATGTGATAAGCTTTTTACTTTGGATATAGCTCGTAGGTGCTGCCGTGCTTTATGCGAGTGATCTTATCTGCCTTGACTAAATGACTGACAGCAGTACCGATCGTCGGCTTTAGGTCGGGATCGAACTGCTTGTGCAGATCTTTCTGCAGGATAGCAGGATTGCTATGAATAACCTTCAGAACCTCATCATCTGCGATTCGCAAGAATGCCTGCCGTTTTTGGTGAACAGCGAAGTCGTGTTTGCGTTCCTCGTAGTTCAGAGTTAGATCTTTGTAGCGCTCCTTGATCTTGTCGATAAAGCTGAAATCAGGATTTTGGCTATTGTGGGCATGCAGCCACATATCTTCAAAGTATTGTTGCCCAATGGAGGTTTTTGAGCAATACTCTGCAAGCTCTTGTGCGGAGATCAAAGCCTTTTGGGCATGGGCAATAGCTTCATCTACACTGTTGAAATCGTACAAATTCGGCAGCCATATGTCCTGCTCCAGCTTGTCGATGTATTCTGCGTTGGCCGTATGAAATTGGCTCTGGGCCATGCGTTCATCAGAGCTGCGATGGAATTTCGGATTGGGACTGTTTTCGTAGTATTGGCGCGCCTTTTCCCAACTGGCTTGGCGTAGATATGCAACATCTTCATCGGTAAGCTCTTGCCCGTCTGCACGCCAGGTCGTTCTGCCGTTGGAAATGTATGAGACGGGTGGTTCGGCACTGTCATCTTCAAGTGCTTTGAGTGGAAACAAATCTTCGGATATTTCGTCAGATGGCGGTGCTTCGTATAAAGTCTGATGTTCGGCTGCTTTCTTTGACCGTGGACGCCATATAATTATGATAACGGCTATCATAATTCCGGACAGGACAAAAAGAAGAGGGCGGACGCTTGTATCGGTCAAACCATATCCCGTCAAAGCAATGATGAGATAGATAGAAGCACCTAAGGCACAGAATACCGTTGCACCATATTTCAAGCAGCCGGGCTTGTTTGGCTCAGCTGCGCGAGGTGTTTTCAGCTTTTGCATCGTTGTAACTCCTGTATCTGCGTATCAAATCTGATCAACCGTGCGAATGACCTTGATAACTCGGCCAACAACACGGCACTGTTCCAGGTCTACACCTTCGATACGCCTCGGCTTGAATTCCGGGTTGATGGGAATGAGATCAATCCAATCCTCGCCTGGCTTATATTCGATACGCTTGACAGTGGCCTCATCGCCGCCCAGCAGCATAATGCCGATCCGGCCGGAAATGCCCATGTCGCTGCATCGCAGGCACAGGATTTCATCGCCGTCCTGAAACTGCGGGTACATACTGTCACCGCTGACCGTGGCCAGAAAGAAATCTTCAGGTCTGCGCCGTCCAATCCACTCAGCAGGGATGGTGCGCTGCTCGTAGGCGTCATCGGGTGTTGCGTCAAAGTGCGCTGCCACAGGTCCGGCGTAGTGGATCGTGACAAGCGAGTAATCATCTGTTGCATCATCGGGGCTGGGCGAATTGACTTCGCGCAGTATGCGAGCGTTATCCAGATGAAAGAACGGTTCCGATACATTGCCGAGCAGGTAATCGCTGCTGACATCGAACAGTCTTGCGAAATTGGAGACCACAGTAATGATTGGCTCCTGAAGACCGTTTTCATATCTGCTGATCGTGCTCTTATTCAGACGGCCACCAAAACGTTCGTTATAAGTTTTAGCAAGGCTTTCGAGAGAATAACCGTTTCCTATTCGAAGATTTTTTAAGATTTTACCAAAGTCAGCCATGATGTTTCCCCCTTTTGAGATTATCGTATCACACGCGATAAAGAAAATCAATATAGAAATTTGCGTTTTCGATAACAAAGTTAAAAATAGTTATTGACAACGCAACGATACAGCGGTATAGTATTGTTATCGAAAACGCAACGAAGGGAGGGAAAACCAGTGGTCGAGAAGAAGAAACTCATTCACGAACCGTATAATAAGCTGAAAGGCTTTATGCGCGAAAATGGTATCATTTATTCGCATATTGCCGAGCTGCTGGGGGTGACTCCGACAACTGTTTCGCAGAAGGTAAACGGTCAGTCCGATTTTACCGTCAGCGAGGCAGAGCTTATTATGCGCAAATACAATGCGGACAGCAAAATTTTTTTGCCTTAATCGTTGCGTATACGATAACACACTATGAAAAACATCAGAGATACTTTAGAAAGCGAGGTAGTCCCCATGGACGCAGACATCAAAATCAGGAGCACCGGCAAGGGCTGTGCAACGAAAATCCTGCTGAACGGCGTGGATGTTTCGGGCATGGTGCAGTCGGTGACATTTCACCAGACAGGCGGCTCCAGACCGACGGTCAGTTTCACGTTCGCAGGCGACAAGGTCAGCATTAACTCCTGCGCCGTTGCGAAGTATCCGGAGGAGCTGCTGGACGCTATTCTCAAAAAGGGCGTGCAGGAGCTGGAAAAGAACCTTGACCGTGCGCTGAAGGCGATCAACGAGCCGGAGGAGAATAGGTAAATGCCAGAACACAAGCAAATACTGCGCATTTCGTCCACGGATAATATTCGCTACTCGGTGCTGCGGTTGCTGCATGAATGCCTTGCGGCGGCAGCAAGAAAGGGCGATGCTCAGTCAGCTATTGCGCTGTCAAAATACATTTTCAAGGAATTTGATGAGCGAGATATGCTGCTTTATGTAGAAACGACGCAATACGAGCTGGAAACAAGAAAGCATGTACGAGAACCCATCAAGAAGGGTGGTGATGCTACATGATTTACCTCCCATCGGACACTGCTTTATGGGCGATGCTCATTCTGGTGCAGATCCACCTGTTGAAGAACAGGCTGTTCCATCAGCGTATAGACATGTTCTGTGCGGTATTTTACATCAGTTTGGCTGCTCTGATCTGCATTGCACGGATGACAGCTAAGTTTATCACATAAGAGAGGAGAATTCAAATGACGGACAAGCGTGAAACCTACACCGCAAAAGAATGCGCACAACGTCTGGGCATGAACCCTAACTCGCTGCGCAACCTGATCCGCACCAAACAGGTACCGTTTGGCATCGCGTACCGTCAGCCGAGCGGGCGTATGCACTTTATCATTCCCAAGGCCGCGTTCGAGAAGTTCATGGCCGAGGGTGTCAGCACGGAATGAAAAGGAGATGAAACCCTATGTCTAACAACAATCTCGCAGAAACTCTCGCCTCGGTCGCGTCCGAGTTCGACAGTCCGCACCGCAAGCCGCGGCCGAGCAAGCGTCCTTATTTCACGTGGACGGACGAGCAGCTCGAGCAGATGGCCGCGCTGCACAGCGAGGGCAAGTCTGCGGCCGAGATCGCGGAGGCGCTGGGCGTGTCGAGCGATAAGGTCGTTACCAAACTGGCCGCCATGGCAGCACGTCAGCGGACCGGCAGCAAGGAGCCGGAGCAGGTCGAAGAACCGCCAACGGCTGAACCGCAGGACGATGAGGACATACTTGTTGCCGCTCCGGTGCCTAAATTATATGTGTCCGATGAAGCCTTCGATCGCATGATCTTCACGGCGTTTGACGCTGTGGTCGGTCGGGTGGACGACTTCAACAAGATGGCTGCCTGCTGGCGCAAGGCTTTGTCGGTCATCGAGCAGGAAATCCGCAAGCTGTCGTACATTGTTGAGCAGCACCCGAACACAGAGGAATCGGTCTGCCAGATCGCGGCTGTCATCGTCTACGACGAAATCCGCGCATGAAAAACGCCGCTGTCAGGACGGCAATCCCGATCAGCGGCAAAGAAAAACATTTCAACATCATAATAGCATGAACAGGAGAGATTTTCAATGGTAAAGATTATTAGCAACGTAAAAGGCGACCACGTTGAGGCGAGTGTAGAGCTGGCGGGCAACATGAAAGCGATTGTTTCCGAACTGGTCAATGCAATCGGCAGTGCGTACCTGCAGATTGGTGCACAGGACAAGCGCGCCGCACAGGCGTTCCGCAAGATGTTCACTCAGTTCGTAACGAGCGAGGATTCGCCTATGTGGCTCGAGGACAGCTGTGACGGCGTTATTGTCAACGCATCCATCGTCCGTGCGGGCAAGCTGACCAGCGAGGATGTTGCCAACGCAATCCGCTGCGGCGCTTCCAAGGACGTTATCAAGGCTTTGCTGGAGGAGATGTAACATGACCGACCCCATTAAGATCACTTCGCTCGAGGCGGAGAACGTCAAGCGCGTGCGTGCGGTGCAGCTGCATCCGAGCGCAACCGGCCTGACCATCATCGGCGGGAACAACAACCAGGGCAAGACCTCGCTGCTGGACACGATCGCATGGGCGCTCGGCGGCGACCGCTTCCGTCCCTCTATGGCGACCCGCGAGGGCAGCACGATCCCGCCGCACATCAAGGTCACGCTGTCCAACGGCCTGATCGTCGAGCGCCGCGGCAAGAACAGCGACCTCAAGGTCATCGACCCGTCGGGCAGCAAGGCCGGACAGCAGCTGCTGAACGCCTTTATCGAGCAGCTTGCACTCGATCTGCCGCGCTTTATGCAGGCGAGCGACCGCGAAAAGGCGGACACGCTGCTCCGCATCATCGGCGTGGGCGAACAGCTTGCCGCGCTCGAGCGCAAAGAGCAGGAGCAGTACAACGAGCGCCTTGCCATTGGCCGCATTGCCGACCAGAAAGCCAAGTACGCGAAAGAGCAGCCGTACTGGCCGGATGCACCGGACGAACTCATCTCCGCAAGTGACCTCATCCGTCAGCAGCAGGCAATCCTTGCCCGCAACGGCGAGAACCAGAGCAAGCGGGCGATGGCAAGCCTGCTCGAGCAGCAGGTGAGCACCCTCACCGCGCGTGTGGATGAGCTGCACCGTCAGCTGCAAACCGCCGAGGAGGAACTCACCGCCAAGACGGCTGACCTTGCCACTGCCAGCAAGACCGCCGAGCAGCTGGTGGACGAGAGCACCGAGGAGCTGGAACGCAGCATTGCCGACATCGAAACCATCAACGCCAAGGTGCGCGATAACCTCAACCGTGAAAAGGCCGAGGAGGATGCACGCGCCTATCAGCAGCAGTACGACAGCCTGACCGCCGACATCGAACAGCTCCGCGAGGACAAGCGCGCGCTGCTCGATGGCGCCAAGCTGCCGATGGAGGGCCTCGGTGTTGCGGACGGCGCACTGACCTATCACGGCCAGAAATGGGATAATATGTCCGGCAGTGAGCAGCTGCGGGTGGCGACCGCCATTGTGCGCTGTCTGAAACCGCAGTGCGGCTTCGTGCTGCTGGACAAGCTGGAGCAGATGGACCTCGGCACGCTGCGTGAGTTCGGCGCGTGGCTGGAGAGCGAGGGCTTACAGGCCATCGCAACGCGCGTTTCGACCGGCGACGAGTGCTCCATCATCATCGAGGACGGCTATGTGCAGGGAGAGGAACAGCCTTTACCTGACGAGCCGCAGAGTACATGGAAAGCAGGTGCATTTTAATGCAGATCATCCGCGGAAAACAGAAGACCGCGCTCAAGGTTGTCGTGTACGGTCCGGAGGGCATCGGCAAGTCTACGTTTGCCGCACAGTTCCCGAATCCGCTGTTCATCGACACCGAGGGCGGCACCAAGCACATGGACGTCGCCCGCACGCCTAAGCCGACCAGCTGGGTCATGCTGCTCGGTCTGGTCAAGGAGTGCATTGCCGACCCGAGCCTGTGCGGCACGCTCATCATCGACACGATGGACTGGGCGGAGCTGCTGTGCAGCCGCTACGTCTGCGACAAGGCACAGAAAAAGAGCATCGAGGAGTTCGGCTACGGCAAGGGCTACACCTATCTGATGGAGGAGTTCGGCAGCCTGCTGAATACGCTGGGTGAGCTGGTCGAGCGCGGCGTGAACGTGGTCGTGACGGCGCACGCCAAGATGCGGAAATTTGAGCAGCCGGACGAGCTCGGCGCATACGACCGTTGGGAGATGAAGCTGTCCGCCAAGACCGCGCCGCTCGTCAAGGAGTGGGCGGACATGGTGCTGTTCGCCAACTACAAGACGTTCGCCGTCAAGACCGAGAACGGCAAGACCAAGGGGCAGGGCGGCGAGCGCCGGATGTACACCACCCATCACCCGTGCTGGGATGCCAAGAACCGCTTCGGCCTGCCGGGCGAAATGCCGTTCGACTATGCCGGAATCGCCCATATCATCGAGGACGAAAAAAATATTCGGTCAATTACTGAACCGAATGAACCGATTGTGGTCAATTCTGCGGACGAAACGCCGGATAAGTGTAAGGACGTTTCCGATGCACCCGCACAGGCGGCAGTAAGCGAACCGGCGAAACCGGACGGCACCGTGCCGGACATTCCGGCTGGTATCCCGCAGGCGCTGCGCGACCTGATGCAGGCCAACAACGTCACCGCGACCGACATTCAGACCGCCGTTTCCGCCAAGGGATATTTCCCGCTCGGCATGGAGATCACCGACTATCCGGCGGATTTCGTGAGCGGCTGTCTGATCGGTGCGTGGGATCAGCTCTATCAGGTCATTCTGAAAGAGCGCAAGGACATTCCGTTTTAATCAAGGAGGACAATTATTATGAACGACAACATTCTGGATCAGGAGCTCGGCTGGGAAGACGAGATCGAAAACGAGGGCAGTCCGCGCCGTGTGCTCGAGCCGGGTGAGTACCCGTTTACCGTACTGGGCTTTGAGCGTGCCCGCTACGCAGGCAGCGAAAAGGTAGCGCCGTGCAATCAGGCTATCCTGCACCTGCGTGTGGATGCGCCGGACGGCGAGAGCGAGATGAACGTCAACCTGTTCTTGCTTAAGCGCTTTGAGTGGAAGCTGTGCCAGTTCTTCACGTCCATCGGTCTGCGCCAGCACGGCGAAAAGCTGCGTATGAACTGGGCGGCTGTCACCGGCAAGACTGGCCGCTGCCGCATCACCAAGCGTACTTACAAGGACAAGACCGGCGCAGACCGCGAAACCAACGATCTGGACGAGTTCCTCGATCCGCTGGGTGCGCCGTCCATGCAGCAGGCGGGCGGCTTTACGCCGGGAGCATTCTAATATGGAACTGCGACCGTATCAGCAGGCGGCGCGTGAAGCGGTCGAGAACCGCTGGGAGCAGGGTGACGACAGCACCCTGCTTTCTATTCCCACCGGCTGCGGAAAGACTGTCATTTTTGCGAAAATTGCCGAGGACAGGGTGCGGCAGGGCGACCGCGTGCTCATCCTCGCGCACCGCGGTGAGCTGCTCGATCAGGCCGCCGACAAGCTGCACGCCGCGACCGGACTTTCCTGCGCGACCGAGAAAGCCGAGCAGAGCTGTCTGGGCAGTTGGCTGCGTGTAGCGGTCGGCTCGGTGCAGACCCTTATGCGGCCCAAGCGGCTGGCGGCGTTCCCGCGGGACTACTTCGGCACCATCATCATCGACGAAGCGCATCACGCGGTATCCGACAGCTACGGACGTATCCTGAATCACTTCGACAGCGCAAAGGTGCTCGGCGTAACCGCAACGCCCGACCGAGGCGATATGCGAAACCTCGGCAGCGTGTTTCAGTCGCTGGCGTATGAGTATTCGCTGACAAAGGCCATCCGCGAGGGCTACCTTGTGCCCATCAAGGCGCTGACCGTGCCGCTCAAAATGGATTTGACCGGTGTCGGCGTGCAGTCCGGCGACTTTAAGCCGGGCGACCTCGACAGCGCGCTCGACCCGTACCTCTACCAGATCGCGGACGAGATGGCAAAGACCTGTGCCGACCGCAAGACCGTTGTGTTCCTGCCGCTGGTCAAGACCAGCCAGAAATTCCGCGATATTCTGTGTTCACGCGGCTTCCGTGCAGCAGAAGTGAACGGCGAATCGCCCGACCGCGCGGAAATCCTTGCGGCATTCGACCGCGGCGAGTACAACGTGCTGTGCAACAGTATGCTGCTCACCGAGGGCTGGGACTGCCCGAGCGTCAACTGCGTTGTGGTGCTGCGCCCGACTAAAGTACGCAGCCTGTACAGCCAGATGGTAGGCCGCGGCACGCGCCTGTTTCCCGGCAAGACCGACCTGCTGCTGCTGGATTTCCTGTGGCACACCGAGCGACACGAGCTTTGCCGACCGGCGCATCTGGTCTGCGAAACCGCCGAGGTGGCCGAAAGCATGACCGAGAGTGTAGCCGAGCAGGGCGGTCCGGTGGACATTCTGGAAGCCGCCGAGCAGGCCGAGAGCGATGTGGTGCAGCAGCGCGAGGAATCCCTCGCCAAGCAGCTGGCGGAGATGAAAAGCCGCAAGCGCCGTCTGGTGGACCCGTTACAGTTTGAGCTGTCCATTCAGGCGGAGGATTTAGCAGGCTACACGCCCGCATTCGGCTGGGAGATCGCGCCGCCGAGCGAAAAGCAGCTCGGCGCACTGGAAAAGTGGGGCATCCGCCCGGACGAGATCGAATGCGCGGGCAAGGCAGCAAAGCTGCTCGACCGTCTGGCGGCACGCCGCACCGAGGGTCTGACAACGCCCAAGCAGATTCGCTTTCTGGAGGGCAAGGGCTTTACGCATGTCGGCACCTGGCAGTTTGAGCAGGCAAAGCAGCTCATCGACCGCATTGCCGCCAACGGCTGGCGCATTCCGCGCGGCATCGACCCGAAAACCTACATGGGATAATGGAGGATAAATGAAGCAGGACGAACTCGATCTCCGGCAGGCGCTGGACTACATCGACCCGAGAGAACTCTCGTACAGCGAGTGGGTCGGCGTCGGCATGGGACTGAAAGAAGCAGGCTATCCCGTCGGTCTGTGGGAGGACTGGTCAAGACGGGACGGCGGGCGCTACCGCACCGGCGAGTGCGCCCGCAAGTGGGACAGCTTTCGCGGCACAGACACGCCCATCACGGCGGGAACCATCGT